TTATTTACCCAACCCTTCGCAAAATTCAGCCTGAACTAGTGAGAAAATGGGAAGATGCGTTTAGCGAAATACTCAAGAAGTGGGATGACTAATGGCCGGTAATAGAACCCTTAAACTTTCCATCCTTGCTGATGTAGATAATCTTAAAAAGAATTTAGATACAGGCTCTAAAGAAGTCGAAGGCTTTGGCGGTAAATTAGAAAAGTTTGGCAAGGTCGCGGCTGCCGCTTTTGCTGCTGCTGCGGCTGCTGCCGCCGCTTACGCTGGCAAATTATTAATCGATGGCGTTAAGGCGGCTATTGAAGATGAAGCTGCTCAACTTAGATTAGCAAATGCTCTCAAGAATGTAACCGGAGCCACCGAAGATCAAATATCGGCCGTTGAAAAGCAAATAACTAAATTATCCCTTGCTAACGGAATTGCGGACGATCAACTCCGCCCCGCCTATCAAAGATTGGCAACTGCCACCGGATCTTTAACTGATGCTAGTGATGCCCTAACTCTAGCTCTCGATATCAGCGCAGCTACCGGCAAAGACCTTAACGCGGTATCCAATGCGCTTGGTAAGGCTTATGAAGGCAACACTTCCAGCCTAGCCCGTTTGGGCATTGGCCTTTCAACTGCCGAAATCAAGACTCTTGGACTTGACGGCACAATGAAACAATTGGCGGACACATTCAAAGGCGCAGCAACAGTCCAAGCCAACACTCTCGAAGGTCAAATAGCTCGACTTAAAGTTACCTTTGATGAAACAAAGGAAACAGTCGGAGCGGCTTTATTGCCAACACTTCAGAGACTTCTCGATTACTTCATTAATGTAGTCATTCCTAAATTTATTGAATTTAAAGATGCGGCTATCCGTCCGGTGACTGATGCTATTGAACGCAATAAAGAAGCATTAACAACCCTTTACAATTTCATTCGTCAATATGTGATCCCAATTATTGTGGAAGGTTTTGGTGATGCTTTAAGGTTCATCGGCAAGATTGCTGGCGGTATATTGGATGTAATTGGCGCAGTCGTTAATGGCATCAAGACAGCAGTTGAGTTTGCCATCAATGCTATAAACACTTTGATTCGCGCCTATAACGCAATTCCATTCCTGCCAAATGTGGGCACAATCTCAGCTCCGAGCTTAGGGTCTGCCCCATCAACTTCTAAGTCCGGTGTCCCTAGCGTTCCTACGCCCAAAATCACAGCACCATCAATCGGTGGCGGATCTATTGGCGGTGGAAGTTCGGCCGGTGGTGGTTCATCGACTACAACTAAAGATACAAGCGCGGCTAAAGAATCAGCCAAGATTGTCGCTGAAGCAATTACTGATATGCGTCCAGTTTTACCAACTTCCATAGCCGAATTTAGAGCTAGGGAATCAGGCGATGTAATTAATTATGGGGTCAGCAGTTTAAGCGGATTAGATGTTGCTCGAGTTAGAGCTGGCGAAGAACGCTCAATAGTCATCAATGTCAATGCTCCAAGCGTTATCGATGAGGAAGCGTTCCAACGAACAGTAGTCAATGCCTTGAATGAAGCTGCTAACCGAGGGACTGGTGGCGGCGGCGGACTTAGGACAAGTGCTCAAGTTCTATGACCTTATGGAGTCCGGTCTATCGCGTAAAGGCTAACGGCACTAATGTAACCGGTATAACCCTTACGGGCTTTACGATTTCGTCCGGTCGCAAAGATATTAACGCCTTTACTGAAGCTGGGTATTGTAATATCACCCTAATAAATACCGATAACACCTATTATCCTTTTACAGTTAATACCAGCATCAATATTGAGGTTCAAGACTCTAATGGTGATTGGGTTGCTTTATTCGGTGGCCGGATTTCGGATATCGCAACCGAGGTCAATTCAGCCGGATCAACGGCAGTCGTTACCCGAATCAATATCATCGCTCTTGGCGCTTTATCTAAACTTCAAAGAGCTTTATTCGATGGCAACTTAACTGAAGATTTAGACGGCGGACAAATGCTTCAATTACTCCAAGATCTTCTTTTGGGGTCTTGGAATGAGGTATCGACCTCAGAGACTTGGAATGATTATGATGCTACGACCACTTGGGCTAATGCCGAAGATGTCGGATTAGGCAATATCGATGCTGGCGAATATACAATGTCAAGCCGTCAAATATCTGATTCTTATATTTCGCCAATCGCCAACTCAATCGCCCAATCAGCCGGTGGATATCTTTACGAGGATGCCTTTGGCAATATCAGTTACGCAGATGCCAGCCATAGGCAGGATTACCTTGTGGCTAATGGTTATGTTGATTTAGATGCCAATCACGCAATGGCGGCAGGAGTCTCCTCAGTATCCAGACAAGGCGATATCGTCAATAAAGTCACCATCGATTACGGCAACAATTTTAATAGCTCTTATACGGCTCAAGATGTCACCAGTCAAGGAACCTATGGGCTTTATTCGGAACAGCTAAATTCCTATATCAAAGGCCAATCTGACGCTGAGGACTTTGCCGATCGAGTAATTTCCCTTCGCAGCTATCCCCGAGAGCGCTTCCAATCAATCACCTTCCCAGTTCATTCCACCGAAATCGATGACACCGACCGAGACGCTTTATTAAATATCTTTATGGGCTTACCCATCCGCCTCAATAACCTTCCGCCCAATATCTCTCTCGGGCAGTTCGAGGGCTTCGTTGAAGGCTGGACTTGGCGCTCAACAGTTAATGGGTTATTTCTAACCCTTACAGCTTCTCCAACCGCATATAACGCGGTGGCTCAACAATGGGCTCAAGTTAATGCGGCGGAAACTTGGAATAGTATCCTCAATACCTTAGAATGGCAGGACGCGATTGGAGTGATTAGTTAATGGCAAATACCACAAACTTCGGCTGGGAGACTCCGGACGATACGGATCTAGTTAAGGATGGCGCAGCCGCTATCCGAACTCTTGGGTCAGCAATTGATACATCGATGGTCGATCTTAAAGGCGGAACGACCGGCCAAGTATTGTCCAAGACCTCAAATACCGATATGGACTTCACTTGGGTAACTTCCGATGATGCCAATGCCATTCAAAATGCGATAGTTGATGCTAAAGGTGATTTGATTACCGCAACAGCGGCAGATACACCAGCGCGTCTGGCAGTCGGCACAAATGGACAAGTTTTAACAGCCGATTCAACTACTGCGACTGGATTAAAATGGGCTACTGCTGCCGGTGGTGGTCTAAAATCTTATACTTTATTAAATGCTGGCGGAACGGCTCTTACGGGTTCAGGGACGGTTACAGTTTCCGGAATTAGTAATCAACAAGCACTTTTAATATTGGTTTCAAATGCCAGTTCAGCAAGCGCAAGTTCTCAAATAAATGTTCGTATAAATACCGATACCGCCGCTAATTACAATGTTTTTGGTATGGAATGGCAGGCTGCCGCGATTGCCAGAGATGAAGGAACCGGCGCAACTCAAATTCCGTTAGGTATATTGGCTAACAATGCCGCAAGTCAGCTTACGGGATTTTGCCACCTCTTTGGGACAAACTCCAGTTCGGGCGCAATAAGTTTCATTAGTAATGGAATGGCTAACGCTGGCGGCGGAAGTGGTCAAAAAGGATATTTTTATTCTGGTTGGTATGACGCCAGCGCCGCAGTATCTTCCATATCTATAGTAAGCGGAACTGGAAATTTAGATAATGGGACAGTCTATGTCTATGGAATGGCGGCTTAATTATGTATAAGGAAAAAATTGTAAATACGATTACTGGCGAAGAAATTTGGCGCGATTATACTGATGCGCAGATTGAAGAAGTAAAACGCGCTGAAGCAGAAATAGCCGCGTTGGCTATAAAGGAAGCGCAAGCAGCAGTCAAGCGCCAAGCCCTACTAGACAAATTAGGCATTACCGAAGAAGAAGCCAAACTCCTTCTCGGTTAGTAGCACAATCCCTCAAGATAATGGCGAAACTTTGTAAAGCTGGAATTCAATTAAGAGAGCAGATAGACGATGAATTTTTATCGCGGGATAGGCGCAGCGATGGCTGGATTGCTGATGCTCGCCACCTTGCTAACAGCTCTAATTCTGATCACATTGCGCGAGACGGAATTGTTCGAGCTATAGATATCGATGCCAACCTTAACGACCATCCCGAATTTACTTATGCTCTTGTGGAACAGATTAGAAAATGCGCCAAGCGCGGGGACAAGCGCATCAAATATATTATTTACGATGGAAGAATTTCGAGCGCAATCCTTAACTGGCGCTGGAGAAAATATAAAGGCTCAAACCCTCACCGCTCACACTTTCATATCAGCTTTACGACCTTAGGCGATAACGATGGGTCTTGGTTCGACCTGACTGGAGAAAGAAATGAAAAGAGATCTAGCAAGAGCAGCCGAAAGCTGGCTAAAGACATTCCTAGCAGCAGCCCTAGCGACCTATCTAGGAGTCGGATTGGATGCGGAGACGATTCTCAATGCTGCTATTGCTGCCGTATTGCCGAGCATAATAAACTGGCTTAACCCTTCCTACGAGCGCTACGGGCGAGTTAAGTAAATGGATGCCAATTCAATCGCGGCGTTTATCGCGTCCGTCCTCGGTTCTATTGGCTTACTAATTGCCGGACTTCGCTACATAATTAAACTCGAGAACCTTCCGCTAATTTCCAGACTTGATAAGTTAGAATCTACTCTTGAGATGGCTTTAAGGGAGAGGATGCCGAGTGCCAACAAGAAAACGCGTCGCTAAGAAGAAGCCGGTTAAGCGCCGGATTCGTACAAAAGAGCCACCTACTAAACTTGATTACTGGGCTATCGCAGCTCAAGAGATTTACAAATCTTGCCGCAATGCCGGTATGGATGAAGGCACAGCTTTGGCCTTCGCTATGGATCGCAGCTCTTGGCCTGATTGGGTAATCGATGCCAATGACCCTATCCGCAAAATTGGATGGGAAGACAGCGAGGAAGATAACTAATTTACTTCCGCGAGGTCGAACTCTTTGAGGCGCTAAAGGCCGAATATCCGGACTTAACGCCCCTATCAGCGACCGACCGGGCAGATGGCATTACCCATAACGCCTATATCGAACTGAAGTGCCGTAGGACTCATTACGATCAGTTAATAATCGAGCGCCATAAGTGGGATTACTTGGCCGATATAAGGGCTAGAACGGGCGCTAGGACGCTATATATCAGCGCTACGCCTAAAGGGGTCTATGAGTGGGACTTAGGGGCTATAAACGCCCCTGAATGGGTTTTTAAGTGGTTGCCCAGTAAGACCGACTTCGCCGGTAGCGAGAAGATTGAGAAATGGGTCGGGTTCCTAGATATCCGACACTCCCGCTTATTACTTGTCTAAATAGATTTAGAGCCTTACGCTTCTCGGGTAATTCCATTTAGGGGTTACAGAATCGGGAGCAATATGATAAATAAACCGGATGAAATTCGATTTGATTCTCAAGCCGGAGCTTGGACGGATGGCACTAATTGGGTTAAAGGCTCAATTATCCGCCGTTACGCAGTAGATAAATTAGGCCGCAAAGGATCACAAAGAGGCCGACTTTCAAGAGCTGAAATCTCAGCATACTTCCTAGATAAATTCGGGGTGAGCGCTGATGTCAGATAACCAGTTGCTTTTTCTAATGATTACCATCCCAACTTCAATAGTGTGGTGGTTGATGATTCGAGCTGAAAATAAAGAAGCTGCGGCTTTCCAAAAGGGTTATGAAAGAGGATTGGCTGATGGCCGACTTATCAGATCGAGGGCTTAATGAATGGATTGATGAAGCCCTCAACACTCTTAATGACAGGGGATTCGAGTATGGTGATCCGAGGGACAACCTATTACGCATTTACAAATTATGTCGCGCCTTCGGTATTCAGCTCAGAGACCCAGCTGACTTGGCGCTGGTCTTTATTGCGACCAAACTCTCAAGAATGGTGGAAAGCCCAGAGCGGGAAGATTCGTATCTCGATCTCATTGGATACGCAGCTATTCTCGCTCGAACCCGATTTACCGATTGGAGCGAGTTTGGCTCTCTTGAGGAATACTAATCTTCAACAATTCTGCGACTATTGTAAGCAACGATATGCTCACTTAAGTCGCGGTGGAACGCTTCATCAACTAGCTCAAAAGCCGGCTTATTGGAAAGTGGTTAGCGAGCATCCTAAGCGCAAAGGCATCACTAGGTTCTATTGCCTTGAGTGCGCTGCTGATATTCAAAATTGGCCGGATGGCACTTTTTACTCATTGAAAGAACAATTACAAGATGCGCTAAAAGATACAGCGCAGAGGGAGATGATTAATGTCGAATTACCTAGATGATTATGTTGGAGTCCAAGACCGCTTAAAAGCGTTTATTAAGGACTTTCCGGATTACAGAATAAAGACCCATTGTTTAGCCGAATCGCTAGTAAAGGAGTGCGATGTCTATATCGTCAAAGTTGAGTTATATCGAACTGAAGCTGATTCGGTTCCTTTTGCTACGGGTCTATCGACAGAGTCGAAAGCAAAGCAATATGCTCTCGAGCTTGCGGAGACGGGCGCTCTTGGGAGAGCTCTTAACCTTGCTGGATATTATGCGAAACCAAGCGGAAATCGAGTCTTTCAATCGCACTCCAAGCCAATTCAAACAACATCTAAGCAACTGGGCGAATTCGTCAAAGAGCAAAGACCAGACGACCCAGCGCCCATAGTCCATAACATCGAGCACCTAATCGAAACGCTAGGCGCTGAGATTGCTGATGAAGTGCCGATATGTAATCACGGCGCTATGGTGCTCAAGAATGGCGTTAAGGATGGCAACGAGTATCGAGGTTGGGTTTGCCCATCAAGAGACCGAGATGCTCAATGTCCAGCTAAATGGATGAAGATTGACTCAGATGGTAAATGGGTGTTTAAGAAGTGAATTTAGATATCCATCCGTTCAAATGCTCGGCTTGTAAAGCCTCAACTGCCCATCGGCTAGTGAGGACTTACGAGTGCCAAGATGTGCCGGATAGTCCGCCGGAAGTGTGGCTGGTTGAATGCCAGCGATGCTTTGAGATGCGAATTATCTACCCATCCGAGCGAGTAGCTAGTAAAGAGGACGATATTGCTCGCTGCGATGAATGTGGCAATTGGAAGATGAAGTCTGCTAGATGCCGGATCTGCCGATTAGCTGATGGGTCTGAGACAATTACCCGTAAGGTATTTACCGGACACACAGATTTGAAGGTGCCAATTGCCGACTTATGAGTTCAAGTGCCCTAGTTGTCAGATATCCATCGAGCAGACATTTAGCGTTTATTCGAACGCAACAATGTGGTGTCAGCCCTGCCAAGTACCTATGGACAAGCAATTTACCAACCCAGCAGTTATCTTCAAAGGTGATGGATGGGCTGGTAAGACAAAGTAATGGCTAAACCCCACTCACTCAGATATATCCACCAGTTGCTTGAGTGGGGATTTAGTAAGGAATTTATTGCCAAAGATTGTGGGATAAGCCTAGAGTCTTTGGAAATGAGACTATATCGGGAGAGGAAAAGAAATGAGTCTAAAAGACAAGAGCTTGAAGCTAGCGGCAGTAAGCCTAATAGCGGACGAAGCAAAGAAGGCAAAAGACCGCCTAAGGGCAGAGCTCCAAGAGGAGATGGACAGCATAGGAGCGGATCGAATAAAGGCTGAATTAGGCGATGAGACAGTTGCTTACATAATGACTACTAAGCCTAAATTTAAGTGGGAAATTACCTCAGATAGGAAGTTCGTAGAATGGGTAAGGGCTAATCATCCAAGTGAGATAATTGAAACAGTTAGAGAATCGTCTATTGAGGTCATATTGGCTAAATTCAATTATGTGGATGATTTAGTAATTGATCCGAATGGTGAGCCAGTTGATTGGCTGATTGGTACTGAATCTAACCCTTATTTGACTACCAAGTTCGCTGGTGATGGAAGGGAAACGCTAAGAAGTGCGATAGTGGGTAATGCCATCGATGCGAGAAAGGTATTGGAACTAGAATGAATCAATACCCGAAAGATGAATGTTATACCCCAAAATGGATATTCGATGCCTTAAATCTCACCTTTGATTTAGATGTGGCGAGTGCTAATCATCCACTTATCACAGTCCCAGCGCTAAATAAATACACTATTGATGATAATGCTTTAATTAAGCCTTGGTATGGAAGGGTATGGATGAATCCGCCTTTTAGTAAAGTGACGCCTTGGATAGAACGATTCTTAGAACACAATAATGGAATTGGCTTAGTCCCATTATCTTCAAATGGTAGGTGGGTAAATAAATTATGGGATTCAGATGTTGCCTTTTGTTACCTACCGGCGAATCAGCGCTTCGTTGGAGCTAGTGGCGATGTGGTTAATATGAGGTGGCGAACTACCTTGTTCGCTGCCGGATCGGACAATATTCAAGCATTGAAAAACATTGGTCGAGTTAGATGAAACGCGGTCTGACCTGCGGTTTTGTTAAGCAACTTGACAAGGCTGTTACACTACCTGCGTCGCGGGGCGCCGAAGCTGCCCTACGCGGAGTGTTTAGGGTAGGGCTATGCTTATCGGTAACGCTAAGCCTCGCACTCAATCCAATATTAATATCTAACGCAAATGCTTATCCTCTTAAACGCTATCAACAAGACTGGGCTCTAGTTGCTATGAATCATTTAGGTGATTTACAAGAAGCCCAATGTTGGGTCGAGTTGATATGGCGAGAGAGTCGCTTCGATCCCAACGCTCGTAATGGTAGTCATTACGGGTTAGCTCAGATGCGTAATGACAATGTGCGCACACTTAAGCCAAGAGAACAAGTGCGTTGGCATATGCGCTATCTAGATCATCGCTATGATGGCTCAGCTTGTAAAGCTCTTAATCATATGAATCGTAAGGGTTGGCATTGAGTAGGGAATACGATAAGACGCACTATAAGAAGTTAAGGGAGAAGGTGCTAATACGCGATAGTTACACTTGCTATTACTGCGGACAAGAAGCG